ACGGCGTCGAGGTGACAGACGCCACAGAAATCAGCGCCGCCTGATCAGGCCGCGTCACCCAGATTCAGGCATAGCTCCTTTCTTAACTCCAATGCGGTTATTGTCAGGCCGATCAGAGTTGTAGACATCACGCCAGCATGCCTCATGACAATTTCTACAATCTCATTCGGACTGGAATGGGGTGTAGGCCCATAATCCTGCCTCGCAGCTTCATCTAGAAGTTCGCGAAGGGAACCCAGGGCATCTAGCCTTGCGTCATCTTCATACAGCTTCAGTATCGAACTGATACCTTTGGAGAGCTCTGACGCGACAGCCAGCTCAGCCTCAAAATCAGATCTGCTCGCGTGCATCGTCGGTCGATCCAACAAGAACGGGGGTGCCCACGGCTCATTTGGATCAGGCGGTTCTGAGCCGACCATGCGCGTCAACAAAGCAGCCAGTTTCAAATATTTCTCAGGATAGTCACCGAGCTTGGGCAACTCCAAAATCAATCCCTCCGTGCGCTTCGTGACTCAGCAGAAGCGATTTGTACGAAGTCATGCGCCATCCTTGACTTACTACAAAACTTTTGAGTGTTCGCAAACGGTGCTGTTTCGCTTCGTTTCCCCGGCGGGATGCCGACCGATTAGACGGTGTGACCTACCACTGAACTTTCATCCAGTCGGGACCAGAGCAGCTCCATGTGCTCTATGCGACGCGGCGGTCAAGACTTGTACATAGGCGCGAGGTACTTTCTTCCCGGGTCTGAGATACCTTCCTGAATGCTTTTCACTTGTGCAGGCAAGTTCGACAACGCACCGCCAACGGCAACCGCAACCTGCGGGTACGAGTTGACCAGTTGCGGGTAGGTTTCTCCTAATTCATTAGGCATGGGTGCGACTAAGGACAGCTGAATATTTTTTCCGTCGCGCTTAATCTGGCGTTTATCCAGCATTTTAACGACAGGTAAACCAGCACCTCCACCTGTTGCGGTTACGTACACAACGCTTTCGTCGCCAACTACACAAAACGCCGCATCGACGGCAAGGTCCGTAATCTTCTTAAAGAGTGCTTTGACGATCGAACTATCAACAAACTCGTCAAGTTCGATTTCGACAACGTCCCCTGTTACCAATCCAACACTGAGAGCTTCGTCGGTGAAAAGGACTTCTTTGTCTCCGCGGATCGTACGCTTCAGAGCCGCATGAACCTGTCTGAACTCGGCTGTGCCGTCAGCGAGGCCGCTCTTCTCCATGATCATCTTTAGGAGTGCGTTATCTATGATGTTGCCGGCTTGATTTATTGCCCGCGCAGCGGGCGTGACCTCGGCGACCGTAATTCGCTCCCTGCTAGGGTTATTCACACAAATGCACCCGGCGACATCCGTGGTACCTGCGCCGATATCAAGAATTACATAGGGTACCCTACGTGTCGTCGGGGTGCCTAACAAGGCTCCAGCGCCAGCGGCCGTAGCCTCCAACACAGGGTCGTCAATCAAACCGAACGGCAGCTCAATGTCCTTGGCCATACGAGCCATTTCATTAATTTCACACGCCCTCTCCAGTGGAAGGATGCTAGCAAGATCCTCGCCAAAGCATCGTGAGAGCGCTATTGCCTCGGCGATGATCCGACGCATGGCATCACTATTGACCTGAAAGTGTTCCGGCGTCCACGCCGGATGAGCATATCTGCGCTTCAGATCTGGACTGAGGCCGTGTTCATGCAGCGCCTGCTCGGCGCGAAGATTCAAGTGCGCCAAATACAAGACTAGTGCGTCCCTCTGTGTCAGGGTGCCCGACGGATCTTGTTGGTTTCCGAGCTTGCGCCGGTGCAGATCCGTTACATCCTTGGTGAGGGTAATGAACTGCTTTGGACTGTCGATAAGCCGATCTTGCACCGCCTCGGTGGCGTCGAAATGCGCCCGTGCAGCTGCACCTAAATAAAGTTCTCCGTTATCGATGAAAAGCTCCGATGGGAGCAAAAGCTCAGGATCGCCAAGGGCATTCGTACCAAAAGCAAGCGGAAACAGCTCAGGCACGCCTTCAGTATCGTCGACCGAGGAAGCGAAGGCTTTAGAAAAAGAAGTTCCAAAGTCCAAACACATTAGATGATCCCCATCGATGTCATCAGGTGTTGGACATGTGATCGGTGGGGTCTTGAGGCTTAGATCGCCTGACGGTGTGACCGGGGCGTCGACTACACCCTCAGAGTCGAGATCAAGGACCACGCGCAAGGACTTTGCCTCGATAGATGTTAGGAAGACGTCGGAGGACTTGTCGAACCGTTCGAGAAGGCTCTTCAGTACAGTTACTGCAGTTTCTTTATCCATTTCCAAGCTCAACCTCCGCTTTAACTAGTATCACACTGAGTCCGCCCCGACTTTCCTTAACGACACCCGGCGTCATGACGCGAACCTCACTCCCTATTTTGAGGTTATCCTCACCCACATGCGCGACCGGGTCATATCGCACTAAATCTGAGCGCTGAGGGCTGAGGGCGATACGACGTGTACGTGCGATCGCGCGCGCCCATTGTGTAACCGGCGCGACCCGCTTTAGAGCGCTCTCCAAAAGTTCGCCTTCTGCCGCCATGATGTCTTTCACATCATTCAGAGCTCTCTCAACTGTGGTCACCTGAAGTTCAGAAGAATCCAGCGCGATCAGAAGCCTACCTACGTACTCGTCTAACTTCGCATCAGAAAGCGCTTCAACGGCTCGAACCGAACGTTCTTCCTTTGGTTCTTTACCATTCACGAACCAATATGCGATGGACTCCTCAAGACTGGTCGTGCTTGCGACCAGGTCGCTAGTCATTTTGTTTATCACTCGCATGCCTACAGCAGCCACCAATGCATCTCTGAGAGGCTTGTTCATCACACCCTGTTTCGCAAACAATAAGAGCATCTCGACCCCAAGACGCGCAATGCTACGCGCCGCGCTGTCAAAATCTTGCGATGGTGATGCTGGGCGCCACCATCCTTGCATAAGCTCAATGATCTTGTAGCACTCTGGGTCTGTGCGCGCTGTGAAATTAAGCCTTATGATCTTCTGGAGCGCCGCAAGGAACTCTTGGCACGCCTCTTCCCGAAGAGTTCGTTCATTGGGACCTGAATGAGGTAAATGGCCAGCGAGTAGCACCCGAAGCTGCTGGCCGAGTTGGTCCCCGGGACCAATGTCAGTCGTCGCAACGATGTCTTCGATCGCCGCAATAATGCGCCGAATTCGCCGGCATAGAGCGTCTGGTCGTAGATCAGTCTCTCGAGAGACCGTTTCAATCTCGCTGTTCAACCGCTGAAGAAATTCAGTCAACGAAACGCTTTCAGAGACGGCGATAGTCGCCCAAACTCGGCGCGCAGTCTCAGCCACTTCTTCTCTAGCGAGTTCCTTATAGGCGATGTCAACAATTTCGCTCCGCTGCCCCCCCTCCAAACTTCGTGCAAGATAGTAACGGTCCTTACCATCGGGCAGGCGCACAAAGGTGGGCAAGTCTGTCTCAAGCCGTTCGCTGAGCACCGGTTCTACAAGTCGTTTGGCGGGCTTTGTATCTTCAGCCATGCGTCCGAGCGTTGAGAACGCGATCCATACTAATGAAGGATCCTCGTCGTGGAGGTATGATTTGACGCTTTTCCAAAGTGCTTGGAACTCCGTTGTGTCGAACTGCTCCTTTGTGAGCTTGCGGCTCTGTATCAATGCACGCAGCTCGGCAAGTGCCGTTGGAAGATCCGAGTTTTCTGATTCCGTTAGGGATGCGCTCACAAGAACTCCGTTCATCTTTAGCCTTAACTCGCAGCCAGAGTCGATTGGCCGGTTCTCCGCTTTGTCAGCTTACGCGACGGCCACATTTTACCATTCAATGATTGGCTGCAATCGTGGTGGTGTCTCGAAACTGGTAGAAATTCTCTGGCGACGTCTCCGAGCATGTGATTGTTGGCCGCGCCAGGCGGCGAGGTCAAGGGCGATGGCTCCGATGGGCTGATCGAGGGTTTCCCATCCGTCGATCTTGCGCATCTGGATCTGGCCGGAGGCGAGGAGCGCCCAAAGCAGCATCGGCACGGTTTCCGGGCAGGGCAGCACGGTCTGGGTCTTGATCCGGCGGCGGAATTCCTCGTTAAGCCGTTCGATGGCGTTTGTGGTCCGGGCCGACTTCCACTGCGACGGATCGAGGCGGGTGAAGCTGAACAGCCGGTCCCCTGCCTCCTCCAGGCTGTCGGCGACCGCTTTGCACTTCAGCCGCCATTTGCGCAGAAACGCCTTGCGGCGTGTTTCAACTTCGGCGGCGGTTTCTGCATAGATCATGTCGCGGTAGTCCTCGGTCAGCTCGTCATGCATGTGCTTGGGCGCATGGCCCAGAAGATTGCGGTGCTTGTGAACCGTGCAGCGCTGGATCGGCAACTCCGCGCCCCAGAGTGCGACGAGGGCTGCCTCAAGGCCGGGGGCGCCGTCCACGATGACGAACTCCGGCTTTTTCAGCCCGCGTGCATCGAGGTCGTCGATGAACTGGCGCCATGCGGCTTTGCTCTCACCGCCCATATTTCTGATGGAAAGCAAGACTTTCTGACCATCGCGACGCACGCCGATAGCCGCCAGAACCGAGATGTTCGTGGCCTTCTTGTCCAGCCGGGTCTTGATGACGGTGCCATCGAGTATCAGCCGAACAATGTCCTCGCCCATGAGGCTGCGCGCTACCCAAGCGTCCCAGTCCACCTTCACCTTGCGCCAGGCACGGCTGACCACGTCCTTGCCCACCGCGCCCTGGAACAGCCCATAGAGCGCCCGTTTTACACGGCGCGTATTGGTGCCTGCAAGGTACACCGAGGCGATCAGGGCTTCGGCCTTCTTCGTCAGCCGCTGATAACGTGGCAGAGCCTTTGACCGCCACTCCTTGGTCTTGCCGTTTTCGGCGGCGACGCGGGCACGCGGCACGCTCACCGTTTCCGTTCCGAAAGTGCCGATTAGCTGGCGTTCACGGTGCCCGTGGCGATAGCCCGCAGGCTTGTCGGCGACCCGGTCATAGCGGCAGCGACCGAGAAACTGCGCCAGTTCCTCTTCAAACACCGCCTCGATCGTGGCGCGGATGTTCTCTCGCAGCCGATCCTCGATCGGATCATACCCAGCCTCATTGGCCAGTAGCGAAAATGCGGAAGTCTCGGTATTCTTGTTCATGGCGTGATCTCCATGGCGGTTGCAGCCGCCGGTTTGGGTGGGTTTCTTTCACCCGGAGATTACGCCGCCTTCAAATTTCCACCACCTTCGCGACACGACCGCAATCGTACATGGCATATTCAGGTGAAACCATGACAAACTGACTGACACAGAAACCTGCTCGACGGAGCTTTCACGGGTCTGCCAGTCTCCGAGAGGAGATCGTCATTCTTCTGAATTGAGGTCCACGGTTCGCCTTCCCGTTCAAACAACACGTCGGATTTTACTGTCGCAGCGTAGAGCTTCACGTTCTTGATTGCTCTTTCTCTGAGCTCGGGGGTTTCCTCGCTCAATGCGACACGAAAGAGTTCGATAGCCAGGAGTTCGGGTTCATTGACCGATATCTTCAACTTTCCAGGCCCCCTGAGGTGCATGCGCTGGCCACATACTGGGACCATCGCGCCATCAATCCGCGCCGTTTTTCAAGCAAATCTGAGCGCTGGTAGGCCAGTTCGACCTCTGATCCGACTCGGTGTGCGAGGCTCATTTCCGCCACTTCGCGCGGCACATTGGCAACCTCTGCCGCCCAGACGCGGAAGGTGGAGCGGAATCCGTGTACGGTAACGCCTTCGACATTCATGCGGCGTAGGAGCATCAGCATCGCCATGTTCGATAGCGGCTTGTGGCGTTTCTGACCTTCGAAGACGTAGTCCGACTGCATGGCTTGCAGCGGCTGCAGGATCGCCACCATTTCATCCGTCAATGGAACCCGGTGCATCTCGCCACCTTTCATTCGCTCCGGCGGGCAGGTCCAAAGGCGGGTGCCACAATCAATCTCGTCCCAGCGCATCTGCAAGACTTCGCTGGTTCTGGAGCCCGTCAGGCAGGTGAACATCAACGCCTTTGCCGCCATCGCATTGCGGGTTTTCAGATCGGCATAGAACGGGGGGACATCCTGCCACGCCATTGCCTTGTGATGCTTTGGCTTGGCTTTCACTTTCGGCAGAACGCCTACGTCCTTGATCGCCGTGATCGGGTTTTCACCCTCTCGAAAGCCCTTCGACTTTGCCACATCCAGGACAATCTTGATCCGCTGCGCCAAGCGGCGCGCAGTTTCGTGCTTTTCCGTCCAGATCGGTGACAGACACATCAGTGCCTCGGGCTGGCCAATGCTATCGACGGGCATGCGACCAATCTTGGGGAATGCGTAGTCGCGCAGCGTGTTGATCCATTGCTGACCATGTTTGGCGTTCTTCCATGTCGGCATGCGCTCGATATGGACTTGTTGCGCGACTTCCTCAAATGTCGGGATTTCCTGGCGGGCATTGTAACGCGGGTTGAGGCCCTGCTTTGCCATGCGCCGATATTCCAACGCACGGTCGCGCGCCTGGTTCAGCGTCACCACATCCGCGCCGCCCAACCCAAAGTCAGTCCGCAGTGGTCCGCCCTTCTTGTTGCGCTGGCCTTTGACGACAACACGGACGATCCAGCGCCGCGCCCCGGAGGGATCAACAACCAGATACAACCCGTTGCCATCGCCATGCCGCCCCGGCCCAAGGTTCTCGACCAGCCTCCTCGTCAGCTTCCCGGCAAGCGTCGCCATAGTTCATACCACGTTCCATACCACTCAAGGAACGCATACCAGACAAATCGAAAGAAATCGAGAGAGAAGCAACAAGGCAGTAAACATCAGCAAAACAGCGAAAAAGATCACCCATGGCGACCCGGTGAAATTCATGATTCTGGTAAGTTGGCGGTGGAAACGAACCCGGCGACCAACTCTCTCCCGTGCAAGTTTCCACCGTGCGGGATCGCTTCGAAATCCTGCGCGCTGTTGAGGGACAAAACCCTCGACCGCCTGACGACTGATCAAATGACGGTATCGCCAGGTTCCTCGCGGCTCAGCTGCCGTACCGCTTCGAGAAGTTCCTCGACCGCTTCCTCGGCAGCGGCAAGCTTGATGGCAACCATCAGATCCTGGCGCCCCGCCATGGCCAAGAACGTGGAGAGCACCTCGTCGGAGTGGCGCGCCAGCGCGATCAGGTGCGCACCGCTCGGACCGTAAGTGCCCGAGAACCAGTTCTTCACTGTTTTCTCGTTGGCCCCCGTCCAGGCCGCCACGGTCTTTACGCCCGCCCGACTATCTCCAAGCGACCGTTTCAAAGCAGCCGCGATTTCTTCAACGAAGCCGCCATTCGTGGGCTGCTCAGCTTTTCCATTATATCCGTTTTCCCTTGGAAAGAACTTGCCCTTTTTCGGAAACGACATTCCACCCTCCTTCGCTTTACATGGACGCGAAGAATTCAGCCGTTGATTCCGACGGGAGCGATGGATTTGCCTGGAATAATGAGGAGATACGGATGTGAGCGGTCGTTGGACGACCCCTTCGGACACGAGCGACGCGCCGCCTGAGAAGGATGTGCCGGCCGTCGCCTACGTGCGAATGTCGACCGATCACCAGAAGTACTCCACCGAGAACCAACTCGATGTCATTCGCAGCTATGCCGAGGCTCGTGGCCTGACGATTCTGCGCACGTTTGAGGACTCCGGCCGGTCGGGACTACGGCTCGACGGCCGCGAGGCACTGCAAAACCTGATGGCCGAAGTCCAATCCGGTCACGCCGATTTCAAGGCGATCCTTGTCTATGACGTCAGCCGCTGGGGCCGGTTTCAGGATGCGGACGAAGGCGCATATCACGAACATGTCTGCTCCCGTGCGGGGATCCGGGTCCACTATTGCGGCGAGCAGTTCGAGAACGACGGCAGCATCGGCTCCAACCTCCTGAAGACCGTCAAACGCGTCATGGCCGGCGAATACAGCCGCGAGCTGTCGGTGAAGGTCTTTGCCGGGCAATGCCGCCTCGTGGAGCTTGGTTATCGCCAGGGCGGCGCGGCCGGATACGGGCTGCGGCGCGTGTTGATCGATGAGCACGGAAACCCCAAGGGCGAACTGTCCCGCGGCGAGCAGAAGAGCCTGCAGACCGACCGTGTGATCCTGGTCCCCGGCCCCGAGGAGGAACAGCGGGTCGTCCAGCGCATGTACGAGATGTTCGTCAACGAGGGGCGGCCTGAGCGCGATATCGCGGAGGTCCTGAACGCCGAAGGTCACCGCACCGATCTCGACCGGCCGTGGACCCGGGCGACCGTCCACCAGGTGCTGACTAACGAAAAATACATCGGAAACAACGTCTTCAACAAGGTGTCGTTCAAGCTGAAGCAGCGCCGTGTCGTGAACCCGCGGGATATGTGGATCCGGGCCGAAGGCGCCTATCCGGCCATCGTGGACAAAGCCCTGTTCCTGCGCGCCCGGGAGATCGTGGATGCACGCAGTCGCCATTTCACGGACGAGGAGCTGCTCAATGCCCTGCGGGCGATCCTGAAACGACAGGGCACGCTGTCCGGCCTGATCATCGACGAAGAGAACGATCTGCCCTCGTCCAGCGCCTATCGCAGTCGGTTTGGAAGCCTGCTGCACGCCTATCGCCTCATCGGCTATGAGCCGGAGCGGGACTACCGCTACATCGAGATTAACAAGGCGCTGCGCGCCGCCCACCCCCAGGTCGTTGAGGAAATCACGGAGGGCGTAGTCGCCCAAGGTGGTTGCGTTTTGCAGGACCCCGACACGCAGCTCTTGCGCGTGAATGACGAATTCACGGTGTCGGTCGTTCTGGCCCGCTGCCAGGCGACGGCAGCTGGCACCTTGCGCTGGCACATCCGGCTCGACACCGGCCTCGTTCCGGACATCACGATTGCTGTGCGGATGAACGAGACCAACGACGCGCCGCGCGACTTCTACCTGCTGCCCAGCATCGACATGACCGACGCGCGCCTGAAGATGGCCGAACAGAACGGCCTTTGGCTCGATGCCTATCGAACGGAAACACTTGACGATTTCTATGCCCTCGCCGGGCGAGCGAAGGTGACGGAGGCGGCATGATGGCAAAGAGCCCGGAAGAACATCACCCGACGGAAGTCACCCTGGTCCCGACCGACCGCATTCGGGTGCTCAATCCACGGGTCCGTAACCCCAGAACGTTCGCGGACATGGTGGAGAACATCGCCAAGATCGGCTTGAAGCGCCCGATCACCGTGACCCGCCGCACCGACACAGATCCGCAGGAGTATGATCTCGTCTGCGGCCAAGGGCGGCTCGAGGCCTTCATTCAGCTGAAGCAGAAAGCCATCCCGGCCATTGTCATCGATGCCGATGAGTCCGACTGCCTCGTCATGAGCCTCGTCGAGAACTGCGCTCGCCGCCAGCATCGCCCAATCGATCTGATGCGGGAGATCGGCACCCTTCGCGAACGCGGCTACAATGATCGCCAGATCAGCGACAAGATCGGCGTTTCGCCGGACTACGTCGGGATGATCGCGGGCCTTTTGGAGCGCGGCGAAGAGCGGCTCGTCACCGCCGTCGAGACGGGTTTGCTGCCGCTCAACCTCGCCATCGACATATCGAAGACCGATGCCGAAGGCGCGCAGCGCGCGCTGATGGATGCCTACACGCAGAAGAAACTGCGCGGAAAGAAACTCGCGGCGGCCCGGCGTCTGATCGAACAGCGCGAGGCGCGTGGAAAGAAGATCCACCCCAAGCAATACGGGCGGGACAGCCGAAACCGGCGACCGCTGACGAGCGAAGCGTTGGTGCGCGCCTACCAGAAGGAAGCGGACCGCCAGAAGCTTCTGATCAAGAAAGCGGAACTGACGCAGGGGCGGCTGCTATTCATCTGCCAGGCATTCCGGACACTCCTCGAGGACGATCATTTCGTGACGCTGCTGCGCGCGGAAGGTCTGGAAACCATGCCCAGCTACCTGCAGGACACCCTCGCCGAGGGGGCAGCGCCATGACCAAGAAGGTTCAGCTCGGCTTCGAGAACGACTGCGTCACGATCCCGGTGGCGGACATCCTGCCGGTCAGGGTGCTGAGCAAATCGATCAAGTCCAGCCGGAAATACACCCAGATCACTGCGTCGATCCGAGAGATCGGTTTGGTCGAGCCGCCGGTTGTTGCTAGGAACGGGGATGCCAGCCGCAGCTGGCTGCTGCTCGATGGACATGTCCGGATCGAAGTCCTCAAAGATCTGGGCCAGGAACAGGTCGAATGCCTCGTGTCCACCGACGATGAGGCCTTCACCTACAACAAGCGGATCAGCCGCATCGCGCCCATTCAGGAGCACCGGATGATCCTGAAAGCAATAGAGCGCGGTGTCTCGGAGGAAAAGATCGCGGCGGCGCTGGACCTCAATCCGCGCAGCATCCAGCGCAAGGTCAAGCTGCTCGACGGCATTTGCCCGGAAGCCGTGGCGATCCTAAAGGACAAGGCCTGTACTGCGGCAGTGTTCACCACGCTGCGCAAGATGATCCCCTTGCGCCAGATCGAAGCCGCAGAGCTCATGGTGAACGCCAACAACTACTCCGTCGCCTACATCTCGGCGATCCTCGCCGGAACACCGCAGGCCCAGCTGGTCGAGGCGAACAAGCCAAAACGAATCAACGGCGTTACACCGCAGGCCGTCGCTCGGATGGAAAAGGAGCTTGCCCGGCTTCAGGAAGGGATCACCCAGATCCAAGACACCTATGGCCAGGACCACCTCCAGCTGACCGTGCTCCGTGGCTACGTCGGCAAGCTCCTCGGGAACGCGCGCGTGGTTCGTTATCTAATGCAGACGCGCCCTGAGTTCCTGTCCGAGTTTCAAACCATTGCCGAGATGGAGTCGGTGGTGCCTGCCGAGGTGGAATAACCAGCCGGCCGATCCAATGGGGACCCGGACCCGATAAGCGCGGGGACCGCAGGAGACGCCGGACTGTGGGCCGGATCGAGCGCGGCGGTGGGGATGGCGGCGAACCCGCTCGGAGCCCACCAGGCTGGCTTGAGTTTTCGCCGGCCGCGCGGCCGCACAGCGGCGGCGATATTCGCAGGCGTGCTGAGGAAGTGCGCGAGTCGGCACGCCTGCTTCACCACCAGCGGTCCGGTTCTATTCATTCGAGCAAACACCCGAAACATCGCAGGATTTCGATTGAACCCGAAACGACTCCCCGCTAGCGTGCAGTCAGCACAAAAAATGGGCGCGTACATAAATCATGCGCGCCGAGTCGGGAGTGCGCAGTGAATAACAGCAAGTCGGAGCTTCGTTGGGGGGTCGCACAGCGCCTAGAGTTCATCGAGTTCCGATTGTTTTGGGAGGGGCATGTGAACCGCAGCGATTTGATGGAGCAGTTTGGACTATCGGTGAACCAAGCGTCCGCCGACCTGAACCGCTACATCAGTCTGGCTCCGGACAACATGGTCTACGACAAGAGTGCGCGGACGTATGTCCGAGGTCCCGATTATGCTGCACAGTTCCTGCAACCAGATGCCAGCCGCTACCTCGCACAGCTTCGATCTTTGGCTGACGGTCTCCTGGACAGCGACGACGCATGGATTGCTCAACTACCAGCCTATGACGCCGCACCAACACCGGCCCGTGGTGTTAACCCTGTCATCCTGCGATCCGTTGTCAGTGCCATCCGTGGCTCTGAAGCGATCGAGGTGAAGTATCAGTCCCTCTCGCGCCCGGAGCCGAGCTGGCGGTGGATCGCGCCTCACGCCATTGGGTTCGATGGCTTTCGGTGGCACACCCGGGCGTTCTGTAAAACCGACGAAGTTTTCAAGGACTTCCTGCTTTCGCGCATCCTCCAGACACGCGGTGTGCAGGCCAGCGGAATTACGGATGCGGCCGATGCCGATTGGCAAGAGCACGTCACGCTTGAGATTGCTCCCCACCCCGAACTCTCTGAAAACCAGAAGAATGTGATCGCGCTCGACTATGGAATGCGCGGTGGCAGGGCGAAAATCAAAGTTCGACGCGCTCTCCTCTACTATGCTCTGAAACGTCTCGGACTCGATACAGTGCCCTCGGCACGTAGGCCGCAAGACCAACAGATCGTGCTTCTCAACCGGGAGGCCATTAATGCAGATCATCGATAACACCTCCCACCTTCTCGGCGATGACCTAAAGGGTTCTCTTGGCAAAGGGGCCCGGTTGCGGATCGCTGCCTCCTGCTTCTCGATCTACGCCTTCGAGGCTCTGAAGTCCGAACTCGCAAAAGTCGACGGCCTACAGTTTGTCTTCACAGCACCAACATTCGTACCGACAGAGGTGACGGACCGCCTGCGAAAGGAACGCCGGGAATTCTTCATTCCCAAGGCACAACGAGAAAGCGGGCTTTATGGCACGGAGTTCGAGATCCAACTGCGCAATAAACTCACGCAACGCGCAGTGGCTCGTGAATGCGCAGATTGGATCCGCAAGAAAGCCAGTTTCCGCTCCAACACGACGAAGGCACCGATGCAGCAGTTGATGCATGTTTCCGGGCCTGAAGGCGATGTGGCCTACATGCCCATCAGCGGCTTCACAGCCGTGGATCTCGGGTACCAGAAGGGCGATGCTGTATCCAACTTCGTTACCCGCTTCGATGATCCAGCGCATGCGAAGACGTACCTTCACCTTTTCGATCAGATCTGGTCGGACCCGGACAAAGTGAAGGATGTAACCTCAGCAATCTGCGAGCACATTGAGTCCGTCTATCAGGAGAACTCGCCTGAGCGCATCTACTTCATGATGCTCTACAACATCTTCCACGACTTCCTCGATGAGGTCGATGAAGATGTCCTGCCGAATGATCTCACGGGCTATCAAGATAGCCTGGTCTGGAACAAGCTCTTCAACTACCAGAAGGACGCTGCGACAGGGATCATCAACAAGCTCGAGACCTACAACGGGTGCATTCTCGCGGACTCTGTTGGTCTCGGAAAAACCTTCACCGCATTGGCCGTCGTCAAATACTATGAACTGCGGAACCGTTCAGTACTCGTTCTCTGCCCCAAAAAGCTCGCGGACAACTGGCGGAACTACAACACTAACCTCACAACAAACATTTTCGCGAAGGACAGATTCAACTACGATGTTCTCTGCCATACTGATCTGTCCCGCACATCAGGCGAGTCCTTCGGCATCCCCCTCAATCGCGTGAACTGGGGCAATTATGATCTTGTCGTGATCGACGAGTCCCACAACTTCCGCAACAACGATGTCTACAAAGACCGCGAGACTCGTTACCAGAAGCTGATGAACAAGGTCATCCGCGCTGGCGTGAAGACCAAGGTCCTTATGCTTTCCGCAACCCCAGTGAACAACCGGTTCACGGACCTTCGCAACCAGCTTGCTCTTGCGTACGAAGGGCAGTCCGAGGCGCTAAGCAAGAACCTGAAAACTCAGGCCAGCGTTGAAGAGATCTTCCGACGAGCCCAGAAGGCCTTCAATGAATGGTCTTCCCTTCCGCCCGAGGAAAGAACTGCCGCGTCGATCCTGAAGGCGCTCGACTTCGATTTCTTTGAACTCCTCGACGCCGTCACCATAGCTCGGTCACGAAAGCATATTGAAACGTTCTACGACACGAAGGACATCGGGGAGTTTCCCGAGCGGCGCAAGCCGCTTTCGTTCCACCGCCCGATTACCGAGCGGACCGATGTGATGGGATTCAACGACATCTTCACCCAGCTTTCGGTGCTGAAGCTCGCGGTCTACGCCCCGATCAGCTACATCCTGCCCAGCCGTCTGAGGAAGTATGAGGAGATCTACGATACGCAGGTCGAGGGTGGACGCGGCAAACTCAGGCAGGCTGATCGGGAGCGCAGCCTGCAGGCGCTAATGACGACCAACCTGCTGAAGCGGTTGGAAAGCTCGGTGGCTGCATTCCGCCTCACGCTTCGATCACTCGGCAGCAACATCTCGCGCACGCTCGATGCCATCGATGAGTTCGAGAAGACAGGCCGCAGTGATAGCGTCAGTGATCACCTCGCGGAAATGAGCGACTTCGACCCGGAAGACGATGACCTCTCCGGCCTCGACGAATTCACTGTCGGTAAGAAGGTTCAGATCAGTCTCGCTGACATGGACCTGCCGTCCTGGAAACACGATCTCGCAGCCGACCTTGTTCTCATCGAGGACCTGATCGCATCGATGGAAAAGGTCAAGCCTTCTGACGACGCCAAGCTTCAGCACTTGCTCGCCGTTATCAGGCAGAAAATCGATGAGCCGCTGAACCCCGGAAACAATAAGGTTCTGGTCTTCACAGCTTTCGCGGACACCGCCAATTACCTCTACGACAACCTGGCGCCCTTTGCACAGCAACTCGGGCTGCATGTCGGCAAGGTCACAGGGTCGGACGCGCCAAAGACCACGCTTAAGAGAAACTTTGATTTCCAGAGTGTCCTGACGCTGTTCTCACCACGGTCGAAGGAAAAGGACATCGTTTTACCGAACGAGCCGGGCGAGTTGGATATCCTTATCGGCACCGACTGCATCTCGGAAGGCCAAAACCTTCAGGACTGCGACTTTCTTGTTAACTACGACATCCACTGGAACCCGGTCCGTATCATCCAGCGGTTCGGCCGGATCGATCGTATCGGCTCGCCAAACACTCAGATCCAGCTGGCCAACTACTGGCCAGACATCTCGCTGGACGCGTACATCAACCTCAAGGAGCGCGTCGAAAACCGGATGGTAATCACCGACATCACCGCCACCGGCGAAGACAACGTATTATCTGCCAAATCCAGCGATATTGCCTACCGCAAGAAGCAGTTGCAGCGGCTACAGGAAGAGGTGATCGAGCTTGAGGACGTGAAGACCGGCATCTCGATCACCGATCTTGGCCTGAACGAATTTCGGATGGACTTGCTCAACTACGTCAAGGAGCGCGGCGAGCTCGACAATGTTCCCTTCGGCTTGCACGCCGTCGTGCCGGCGCAATCGGACCTCGGCCTGCAACCGGGCGTGATTTTCGCGCTGAAGAACATCCACGACAGCGTCAATCTCAACCAACAGAACAGGTTGCATCCCTACTACCTTGTCTACATCGGCGACGATGGTGAGATCGTCGCTGACCATACCGAAGTGAAGCGCTTGCTCGATCTGATACGCACCAGTTGCAAAGGGCGAAGCGAGCCGGTCCCTGAAGTCTGCCGCATCTTCAATGACCGCACGAACGATGGGCGCGACATGGAGCGCTACTCCGACCTGCTCAGCCAGGCCATCCGCTCGATGATCGAGGTGAAGGAAGAAAAGGATATCGAAAGCCTGTTCAGCGGCGGTCAGACCACGGCGCTGACCCATACCATCAAGGGGCTGGACGACTTCGAGCTGATAGGCTTCCTGGTGATTGAGGGGGGCAGCGGGTGACACTCTACGACTGGCCCCGCGCCGCCGCTTTCGGGCGCGTGATCCCCAAGAATAAGATTTACGAACATTCCAGTGCGAATACTGCGCTCAAGGACCTCTTCGTGCGCGACGTCGATCGGATTATCTGGTCCCACAAACTATCACCGGAGACGTTGAGGCTAGAGCCCAGCAAGAAAGTCCCGGAGATCCAAGTGTTCCGCATCATCGTGCGGACCGCAACGCTGGACCACCACGTGTTGCGGGCCATCGACAAGGCCATTCCCTTCCCGTTGATTTTTGAACTGGTCCATGCCAGCCGGGTCAAAATGACAGCGGCCTACAAACGGCCAAGCGAAGCAGATAGCGCCCGTTGGGTCGTCGGTGACTATTTCGAAGGAGATTGGCAGCCTGAGGAGACGTCGCGGTCGCCGCTTCCCGTGGCGCTAAATATGGGGACGCTCTACGAACAGCTGCTGGAGCCGTTGGTGGAGGCGCAGACGGCGCGGCTGGTCCCCAGTACTGGAGAAGCGTCACAAGCCCCCCCCTCCACCGCAGCGCCCGAGAGCACTGTCTCACTAGAGGAGCGGATCGCCCAGGCGGAGGCAATTAAGATGCAGGCGCGCGAGGTCGACCGGATAAAGGTGCGGCTGGCACGAGAAAAGCAATTCAACAAGCGTGTGGCGATCAATGCAGAGCTGCGCAGAGCAAAACAAGAGCTGGAGCGGCTGAAGATGGGCAATCCTGCCGCCGCGAAAGCCGACGATTAAGAGGATGAGTATGGACAAGCTGAAGATGCACAGCCCCGACCTGAGCCAGGACAACATCGCGAAGATCCGCGAGCTGTTCCCTGGCTGCGTGACCGAGGCGCGGGACGAGACGTCGGGGGCGGTGCGTCTGGCGGTAGACTTCGATCAGCTGCGTCAGGAGCTGAGCGACCACATAGTGGAGGGGCCGCAGGAGCGTTATCGACTGGACTGGCCGGGGAAACGCGAGGCGCTAGCGCTCGCGAATGCGCCGATTGCCAAAACGCTGCGCCCCTGCCGGGAGGAGAGCGTAGATTTCGACGGCACCCATAACCTCTTTATCGAAGGCGACAATCTAGAAACTATTAAACTCCTTCAAGGAAGTCACCTTGGAAAGGTCAAGTTAATATATTTAGACCCCCCATACAACACGGGTAGCGATTTCATATATGAGGATGATTTTTGTGAGGATTATTCATCTTATCTAGTCCGGAGCGAGCAGGTTGATCCCTCAGGAAATAAGCTCGTGTCAAATTCTGAAGCAAACGGGCGTTTTCATTCGGACTGGCTGTCTATGATGTATGCTCGGGTTCGCGTGGCGCGTAATCTACTGTCCGAGGATGGCGTCATTGCAGTCCATATGGATGAGAACGAATATTCGAATCTTGAGAAGATGCTCACTGAGGTGTTTGGGGAAAAGAACAATCTTGGGACCATAGTCTGGGACAAGCGCAATCCAAAAGGAGACTCCACGCGTGTCGCCCAGCAGCATGAATACATTTCTATATACGCTAAGGATTATGAGTGCTTTAAGCAAAAAGTTGATTTTCGGCGCCCTAAGCAAAATGCTCAAATCATGTTGGATAAAGCTTCTACCATGATTAAGCAACACGGCGGGATAAATTCTGCCAGCCGCGGTGCCTTCAAAAAATGGCTTTCTGCTCAAGATTTCTCCGGCGGAGAGAAGGCATATTCATTGATAGATGAGAAAGGGGATGTCTACCGTACTGTTTCAATGGCGTGGCCGAACAAAAAGAAAGCGCCTGATGAGTACTTCATTCCCTTGGTTCATCCAGTTACCGGTAAGGAATGCCCTGTCCCGGAAAGAGGGTGGAGAAACCCACCTAAGACTATGAAATCTCTTCTCGATGCAGGCCAGATCGTCTTCGGTCCCGATGAAAGCACTCAGCCCACCAGAAAGTACCTCCTAAAGGAGAATACAAAAGAAAATATTTCTAGTCTTATGTACTTTGGCGGGAGCGATGATGCGTTATTTTCGGAAATTGATCTCGTATTTGACAATCCGAAACCCGTTCAAGTGGCGCGGCGGATCATTCAATCAATAACATCTGGGAACGATACTGTACTTGATTTCTTTGCCGGATCCGGAACTTGCGCGCACGCGGTTATGCAGCTCAACGCTTCTAACGGCACTAATCTCAGATTCATTATGGCGCAGCTAGCAGAGCCTATTTCCGACAGTAGTGTCGTAACAAAAACGGGCTGTCGGACAATTTCAGATCTTTGCAAGGAACGCATCCGTCGGGCTGCAAAGAAAGTTGCTGATGGGGACAGCCATCCAAAATGGAACCGCGATATCGGGTTCCGGGTCCTAAAGGTGGACACCTCCAACATGAAGGACGTCTACTACCGCCCGGACGAGCTGAAGCAGTCGGACCTGCTCGACATGGTCGACAACGTGAAGGAGGGCCGCACGGCCGAGGACTTGCTGTTCCAGGTGTTGGTCGATTGGGGCGTGGACCTGACGCTGCCCATCCGCCGCGAGACGGTGCAGGGCAAGACCGTGTTCTTCGTCGACGACAACGCCCTTGTCGCCTGCTTCGACCGCGGCATCACCGAGGATCTGGTGAAAGAGCTGGCGGGCCACGAACCCCTGCGCGTCGTCTTCCGCGACAACGGCTTCGTCTCGGACGCGGTGAAGATCAACGTCGAACAGATCTTCCGCCAGCTCTCGCCCACCACCGACGTCAAGTCGATCTGAGGGCGCGCCATGAAGCTCAAGTTCAAGGTCCAGCCCTATCAGACCAATGCCGTCAACGATGTGGTCGACTGTTTCGCCGGTCAGCCGATGACCACTGGCCTGACCTACCGCATCGACCCCGGCCGCAAGGCGCAGTCCAGCGCCTTCGGGGAAGGCTTCAAGAACGCCGACCTAGCGCTGACCGACGTGCAGATCCTGGAGAACATCCAGAAGGTCCAGCGGCGCCAGAACCTGCCCGCCTCGCAGTCGTTGACGGACTTCACGACCTTCGACGGCAAAGGCTCCCGCGTTCCCGTCAAGGCGGCCTACAAGCGCGACGCGCTGGCCGCGACCCGAGTTCACCTCGACGTCGAGATGGAGACCGGCACGGGCAAGACCTACTGCTACATCAAGACCATCTTCGAGATGAACAAGCGCTACGGATGGTCGAAATTCATCATCATGGTGCCGTCGATCGCCATTCGCGAAGGGGTCTACAAGTCGCTGCAGATCACCGCCGACCACTTCACCGAGAGCTACGGCAAGAAGGCGCGGTTCTTCATCTACAATTCCAAGCGCCTGCACGAGCTGGAGAGCTTTTCGTCCGACGCCGGCATCAACGTGATGGTGATCAACATCCAGGCGTTCAATGCGCGAGGAGCCGACAACCGGCGCATCTACGAGGAGCTGGACGACTTCCAGTCGCGCAAGCCCATCGACGTGATCGCCTCGAACCGACCGATCCTGATCCTGGACGAGCCGCAGAAGATGGAAGGCGCGGCGACGATGGAGGCGCTGCCGAAATTCAAGCCGCTGTTCATCATGCGCTATTCGGCAACCCACCGGACCCAGCACAACCGCGTTCACCGTCTGGACGCTTTGGACGCCTACAACCAGAAGCTAGTGAAGAAGATCGCGGTGCGCGGCATCCAGACCCGCGGGCTAGCCGGCACCAACGCCTACCTGTACCTGGAAGGCATCGACATCTCGAAGAAGGCCCCCGTGGCGCGGATCGAGATGGAGGTGAAGTTGAAGTCGGGCGAGATCAAGCGCCAGCTTCGGCGGCTGGAGTTCCGCGACGATCTGTTCGTGGAGTCGGGCGAGCTGGACCAGTATCGCGGCTTCACAATCAGCCAGATTGACGCCGTCAACGACACGGTAGAATTCACCAACGGGGAAGTGCTGAGGGCTGGTGAGGCCAACGGCGATGTCTCCGAGCGCGACATCCGCCGTATCCAGATCCGCGAGACGATCAAGGCTCACCTAGACAAGGAAAAGCAGCTGTTCGCGCAGGGCATCAAGGTCCTGTCGCTGTTCTTCATCGACGAGGTGGTTAAGTATCGGGACTACGACCAAGCCGACACGAAGGGGGAATATGCCCGGATCTTCGAGCAAGAATACGAGTTGCTGAAAGCTGAATACCTGTTCGAGCTCGCAATCGACAATGAAGCGTACCGGAAATATCTCGCCAGCATCGACTCCACCGAGACCCACAATGGCTATTTCTCCATCGACAAGAAAACTGGCCGAGACATCGATGGGTCCATCAAGCAGGAGAAAGACGCCGAAACTGGTCGTAAAGTTGGCGTATCTCAGGATGTGGACGCTTATGATCTTATCTTGAAGAAAAAGGAGCGGCTGCTCTCCTTCGAGGAACCTACGCGGTTCATCTTCTCACACTCGGCGCTGCGCGAAGGCTGGGACAACCCGAACGTTTTCGTCATGTGCATGCTGAAGCACAGCGACAACACCATCTCCCGGCGCCAGGAAGTGGGGCGTGGCCTGCGGCTAAGCGTCGATCAGCACGGGGACAGGATGGACCACCCGGCAGTGGTGCATGACATCAACGTGCTGAACGTCGTGGCGAGCGAGAGCTACAAGGACTTCGTGGCCGGGCTCCAGAAGGAGATCGCGGAAACCCTATCGTCGCGTCCGCGGCAGGCAACCGAGGAGTACTTCACCGGCAAGACACTCGCGACCGAGGATGGCACGGTTGAGGTGACTGCCGCCATGGCAAAGCAAATATACCGCTACTTGGTTAAGAATGACTACACGGACGATGCGGATCAGATTGCGGACGCCTATCACGAGGCCAAGGCCGAGGGGAAACTGGCCGACCTGCCCGACGACTTGAAGCCGCACGCGGAGCAGGTATTCCAGCTCATCGAGAGCGTCTTCAGCGACGCGCAACTGCCCAAGGTCGATGATGGTCGCAAGCCCAAGACCAACCCCCTCAATGCCAATTTCGAGAAAAAGGAGTTCCAAGAGCTATGGGCGCGGATCAACCGAAAGGCGGTCTATCGGGTGGAGTTCGATTCAGAGGAGCTTACCCGCAAGTGCATCAGCGCGCTGGACAGCCAGCTGCGGGTCACCCCCTTGCAGTACACCGTTCAGGTCGGCGTACAAAACGACGGTTTGACCGACGGCCAGCTTCGCAGCGGCGACGGCTTCTCTGTCACGAACACGACGACCGAGCGCGGGGACTCAATCCATTCGCTCGTGAAGTACGACCTCGTAGGGAAGGTAGCTGAGAACGCACAGTTGACGCGAGACTCAGCTGCGAAGATTCTCGGCCAGATCACATCGGCGGTTTTCGAGCAATTCACAAAGAACCCGGAGCACTTTATCGCCGAGGCGTCGCGAATCATCGCCGAGCAGAAGGCTGCCATGGTGATCGAGCGTCTGGCTTATGACGAAGTCGACGAGCGATACGATGTCGACATCTTCACTGCGAACCAGACTGGCCAAGATTTCTCCCGAGCCACTGCGAAACTCAAGAACCACGTTTACGACTATGCGATCACTGATTCCGAAGTCGAGAGAGATTTCGTGAAGGAGTTGGACACAAGTAGCGAGGTCGTGGTGTACGCCAAACTCCCACGTGGGTTCCTAATCCCGACCCCGGTCGGGGACTACAACCCTGATTGGGCGATCTCCTTCAAAACTGGCAGCGTGCGGCACATCTACTTCGTTGCTGAAACCAAGGGCACAATGTCCAGCATGAAATTGCGCGAGATCGAGAAGACCAAGATCGAGTGCGCCCGCAAGTTCTTCGGCGAACTAAATCTGCAGGTAGCTAAGGCCCACGTAAAATATGAGGTGATCACGAATTATAATCAGCTCATGGATATCGCGGGATTCAAAAAATAATTTGGAATCCAAGATTGATTATTTCAGGTGTGCGCCTGACACAAACTCCGAGAAGGCAAATTTTCCGATATGTTTCGGAGCATCGGTACCATTAAATGAAAACAACGAAAGAGTGTCAGCATCATCACGAAATGGGCTCTTTTGCCTTACATTATAGGCAATTGTCATTGGTATGCCGCATGACCTGGAAACGCTATGAATCAACTGAAAGTTTGGAAAGTCTTGACGGTATGGAGTCCATTTATCTAGTGAGATATACGACCGCTTTAGCTCCACGAACTCTGCCGGGACGAGTTCAGTCTTTCTTCTGAACAAATCAATATCCGATACTGTAATCGCCCCTAAGTTGGCGCGTTGCCAGTTGTGATAGGCGCTGCTTGAGGCATCGTTCAGTGCCTTCAACGTGGCCCCAGAGCTTGTGGGAAGGCCAAGATCACGCAAGGCAGCTTTCAGATCAGGCAACGAAATTCGCTTCAGAGGAGCTCCACCAACCGCAAAATCAACAAAATCGATTTCTTTTACTGTATCATCAAAATAAATCTCAACCCAGGGCAGCCCTGCTACAACGGAAATCCTTTTCACAAGACCTTTTATTTCCAACTGTGGAGTCCACGAACGGCCGGCCACCAAGGCGACCACTATGGGACTGGAATCTCGATCACCGTAAATCAATGTCCATGCGTTTCCGGTCACCCACATAAAAAAGTGGTCTTTAGTGTTATCCAGTTTCTGGTAGACGGCATTGCTTTGATAGTAGTGCATGGTGCTTCCAAGGTACGATTGATTGTGTGTATCGCCTGCCCTGCGCTGTAACAAGCAACCACGAAGCTTGCCGGCTACTCGAAGCTCAAAAAATCTATGCACTCACCTAAACTTGCAGCCCCACAAAGCCGTCCTGTCGGCGGTGCGGAAGTTGCCTTGCAGTTGGAACTTATCGACCGCCGTCAGCGTCACCATCACCCACAGCCAGAGAGCCGTCACCTCCAAGACATACTCGCCAGTGATTTCGCCGTAGGATCCTTGGATTTCAGTCGTTTCGTTCAGCACGCCCTCACTTGCTCCCGCATCACCCCATAGTCCCCCATCATCTCGACGACGGCCGATCCGTCCGGAAGCGCCGTCAATTCCTCGGCCGCCCGCGCCTGAAACTCCCTGCTGTATTCCACAACCGGCGGACACACTGCCACGCCGCCGGGGTCAAAACCCGCCGTCGCGCAACCGGTCAACAAGCTCGTCGCGATTACGAGGACGGCGAGCCGCCGCCTCCAGCATCCTTCTCTGAGCTTCATTGGCTTTCTCCCTGGTGTCTAAGCGTTCCGCCAGGCGACCGGCGCGCTCGCCGGAGCGGCGCAGGGCAAGCAGGAACAGAAGGATCGCGAAGACGATCACACCATGACGCAGCGCGACTCTCGCCCATGGAGCAGCGGCGATCCCGCCGAGAATGTAGGCGATCATCGCTGTCCCCGGCCCCAGTCGTCGAGGCGGGCGTAGATCGTGACCGCGATGCCACCGAGGGCCACCGCGATGAATACCCAGCGAAGCGTGTCGAGATACGGAACCAGCGGCAGGATCGCGGTCTGCGTCTCAGCAAGCACCTGCTGAGCCACCTCCACGCCAGCTGCGCCCAGCGTTGCCACACCCGCGGCCCCACCGCCTTTCATGGTACGGCTTTGCGCCAGAACCTCGCGCGCCGGCGGGGTTTCGGCTGCAAATGCCGTCGCCCGGACCGGGAACCGCTCGCCCCACTGGCGCGAGGGGCCGAGGTCGACATGCATGAAGCCGGAGCGCGGGTAGAAGCCGAAACCCAGGAACCCGACCTCCCGTGCCGCCACCTCGAAAGCCGCCGGATCGTGGTTCGACATGGCGATGTCGAAAGCCGCACCATCCAAATGCTTCGAGCGGGTTGCGCCGCCCACTGCGCGGTTGTGCTCTGGGCTGCGGTAGGCCGAGCGAACGATCAGCGGCTTGCCTAGCCGGTCGCGCAGCGCCTGCAGCTTGTCGAGAGCGGGCTCGTTGATCAGCAGTTTTCCGGTACCGCGGCAGGCAATTTCGGCCGGCGAGAAGTTGGTCCAGCGCCAGGCGCCGTCCGGCACGTCGCGCCAATGGTCAAAAAAGGTCGTGGTCATCGGGTCCTCCAGAATCGAAAAACCCGCCTCGGAGGGCGGGTGTGGTGAGCGGGTGAATGTTGGAGTTGGTCTACGGCGATCCACCGAAGATCTTGAGCTTCAGTGCAATCCCGGCGAGGAGCGCCAGCATCATCCCCGTGGTGATGAGATGGACAGCGGTCTGGACGGCCGTGCGCCGAACGAAGCGAATGCAGTCGAGAAGTGAACGGAGATCGCGGATGTCGAGGGCGGCGTCCTTGCCATCGATCCCAGCATCGGCAAGCGCCCGTTTGGCACCTGCTTCAGCCGCGCGCGTCAGCATGGCCTGGAATTCGATTTCGGACATACGCATGTCGCCCTGATCGGCTCGAGGTGGCGTCATGACGAGATAATTCCAACCTCTGTCGGCAGCGCGGCCGTGGTCCAGGGCGTGCTGTCGGCCGGGTTTACATCCCATGTCGAATAAACCGGCGACGGCATATCGGCGGACGGCGTACCGGGAGATGCGTCATAGTCCACGCCCCCGATTCTAAGGAACCCCGCAATGCCGGTCGGCCCGGCCGTGCCAAGCTGGGCCAGCTGTTTCACATGCACACCTGCGATGGTCGATGCCCCGGCGGGTCCAGTTGGCCCCGACAGCGAAAACGACATGCGTTGACCGGCAATATCGCTCGCCGCGCGGGTGGTGATGTCGCCGTCCTTCACGGCATCGACGCCGCCTGAGAAGGCATCATAGGTCGCAACCAGATCGGGCGTGCGCCGAGCAAACCGCCGCCCAATGGTTGAGACGCCGTCGAGCACTGCGATATGGGCGTAATAGCAGGTGGCCGGGTTGTAGAAATCAAAGAGCCCGTGGTTCTTCCAGACACAACGAACGGGTCGGCCCTTGCCTCCGGTGTTCGCTGCTGTTGCGCTGCTCTGCAGGACCCCGTCGGTGTAAAACTCAATGGTGATGTCAGCGCCGACCGCAATTTTCACATCGATCCAATAGACCTGGTTCGTGGCAGCAGTGAAGGACGAGGCTCCATCGACATTGGTGTCACCCATTGCCATGGCGTGATACTTCTCATCGTCGCGCTCGGTTCGGACACGCGCGATCAGCGCATTCGTATCGTCGTAGAACTCCAAAAAGGTGCCGTCTGTACCGATAATGTGGGCGTTGACCGACGGAGCCTTGTATCGAAATCCCAGCCAGACATCACCGGCCGGCACAGACCACGAGGCCGAAAAAGGGACCGCGCTCGTCTCGCCCGTGTTGATCCGAACGCAGTTGACGTCGAGGTCGGCGTCAAAACCGGCGGCGTCGGTGCTGATGCGACCCTCGACGCCTGCAAGGTCGGTGACCTGGTGTCCGAGATGGAGGATGTGGCTCATGGAATTACCTCGATATAGAGTGTGGCTTCGGCGGCAGTGAGACGCGACTGGCCGCCCCATTCGTTGAAAATGTCGATGTCCGGTATGGTGAGGCGCGTATCGCTGCCAAAACCGAGCCAGAGTTGCGCCTCTGCGATTGTCAGCTGTAGTGCCCCGCCGCGATCGAGGAAGATCGCTGTCTCGGCGACCGTCAGACGCGCGTCAGCCCCGATCTCGGTCCAGGTTGAGACCTCGGCCACTTTGATGCCATCGGGCATGAAGAGCCGGATCGAGCGGGCTTGCCACGCCTCGTAGCTGATTGTCCCGGTCGTTCGGCGCGCTTGCACACGGACCTCGAAATGCTTCGTACCAGTGGGCGCTGCAAGGATCGGCACATCCTCCTTGGTCAGCGTCAGGCTGTTAGCGGCGCCCACATCAATCACGGCAGCTGGTGGTTCCAGCGTTGCATCGGTATCGGGGTCAACCCAGCGGATCTCGACCGCGTAAGTGATACCTGGTTCAGGCCCGATGTCCGCCGCGTCATAGGCGTCGAATACGCTGCTGGTCTGGGTGAGCCTGTCACGATGGGACCAGGTCAGAAGGACCGGCCCGAGGTTCAACACGTTCGGGTTTACGACCGACACACCATTGCCGCGCAGATCACCGGGGGGCAGCGGACGGATCGCGCGGCTAGCCAGCATCACGGCGTCTTCAGGAGCCTGTGCGAGTGGAAGCGTCCCAAAGCCGGTCTCGGGCAGCATCTTGATTGTCACCGTCTCTCCGGCAGCGAACCCCGCCTCTGACGCATTTGCCAACTGCTGCCAGCAGATGATCGGCGTGCCCGCGGGATGGGCTAGCGGCACCGTGTCGAGACAGCCGCGCCCAACCGTCAGCGCCGTGGCACTGACCCCGTCGATCCGAACCAACTCGTCGCCGATCGCGGCCAGCGTGCCGATGGCCACGTCTTCAAGTCCGGTCCAGTTCCCGACGGTCAGCACGCTTTCGGCCGGATCGTCGCTGACGTCTGAGACCAGTAATGCCGTCGGCACGAACTCGACCGCCTCTTCGAGTGTATACCCCGCCCCGCTGTCGCTCCAGACCTGCGCCGAGAGCGCATCCGCCGAGGGACGTTCCCCGGCCGCGACGATCGCACCCACACCGGGGTCCTCATCCAGAAGCGCGTCCGCCTGTGCGTGCCCTAGTTCCTGAACCAGCAACCAGTATGGCGCTTCCGCCACCCAGCGGCGCGTCAGCGGCTTGGGCGGCAGGATAAGGCTCCCCGGATCGCCGCTTTCGCCGCCCACAAGGGCGGTCTCGCCAAGGCCGAAGACATCCTCCGCGATCTTGAGGCGGACGCCATTGGCGCGCCCGTCACCATGGTCGATCTCAACGATGCGGACCACGACGCCCTCAAGCCCACGCCTTGGGTTTGACAAAACGATCACGTCGCCCGGATCGAGATTGGCTCCAGCACGGCTGACCGTGATCTCGCCCGACAGGATCGGCGCGGAGAGCGCCCGCAGGTCGCGCTCAGCGACCCGGACTGCAAGGGACTCGAAGCGAATGCCCGGGTAATCGACCGTGGCGCTCACCACCTGACCCAGATCCTGGACAAGGGCTGTGTCGGTCACGCTGACCGATCCGGTCTGATCCGTGCGGGCGTCAGAAAACTTCGCCGTCACCGAGTTCACGAGATCAGCGGCTTCGCGACGGCCAAGCTCGCCCCAATCGACGACATTGGTCTCATCGAAGACCGGTAGCGTCTCGGGATCATAATCAGCGCGGATCAGGCGCAACTCCCAGCGACCGGAGCGGCGATCGACATAGAGATAGGCGTCGATGTGCTTCAGCACGTCGGCAATGAAATCCTCGATGGTCGATTCCCGCTGCCAGAGGAGCGAGAGCCCAAAACCCTCGGAGAAGAGCGCATCTGCGGCGACGGCGAAGCTGGGGCCGATGTCAGAGAACGTATGCCCGAGCCCCCAATCCCCATTGGTCAGGCATTCCCGGATGATGTGCGCGGGGTTCATGTCGGGGCCTTGCCCGAAGGCCGCACGCAGCGAGGCCACCAGCGCATCCGGATCGCCCGGCGGCACAACCGGCACGCCATCGACGGGCGTGTTGTCGATTTGGGCGGTGGCGCTGGTGTCCGAGAGCGCGATGTTGAAGGCGAAGACATCGACCTCCGAGATGCCGGACAGCGTGGCAATCGCCGACTGCAGGGTCGAGGCCGGGCTTGGTTCCCCATCGGTGACAAAGATCAGGATCCGGCGTTTGCCGTCTGAACCATTGAAGAACGTTCCCGCCTGGCTGACGGCCACTCCGAAATCCGTTCCGCCGCTCACGGAGCTTGAGAGCGCGTCGACCCAGTCCTTCAGCTCCCCGTAGGCCGTGGCATCGGCGTTGCGCCGCAGGATCGTGCCGGACACGGAGGAGTTCCAGGTCACGATCTGGATGTCGTTGGGTTCGAGAGCGTTCTCACCGATCTCTTCGACCAGCCGAGAGACGGCAGCAATCTGCGCCGCCATGCGCGATCCCGACATCGAGCCCGAGGCGTCCATAGCGATGTAGATTGCGGCATCGCCGATCCGGACTTCCGGTACGATCTGTGCTTTCTCCGGATACCATTGCGGGCCGCCATCCTCGGCCTTCAGAATCCGCGTCAGGCGCACCGACCAGGGCTTGAGATAGGGATTGAGGCCGAGAAACACCTGCCGCAGCACGAGGCTGCAGATCCCGCGATAGCCTGGCACATCCGCGCCGGCTCGTGACGCGAGGTAGTCATTTTGCGCCTGGGTCGGCGCTCCCATCAATACGTCGATGTCGCCGACGATGCCGCCTTCGCGCTTCTCTCCCCCGAAGAGATTGGGCTTGTTGATCCGGATGCGCCCGCCGGCAGCCCCACCGTTAAGGCTCGGCACACTGGCCGCATCCGACACCGCTGCCGATTGGGCCGTGAAGGCCGTGGCCGCGGGCTCGACGAGCCACGTGGTGATGCCACCACCCGCATCATAGCTCACGGCCTGAACCGTCACCGTCCGGGTCGTGTTGTCCGCCAGAAGCTGAAGGTCATAACTCTGGCCGAGCCGGATGCCACTGAGCGTACCCGGGAAACGGAGCTCGGCAACGCTGTCACCTTCTGCCGCCGCGGTGGCGGACATACCGGTCACCGTGCCGTAGCTCGCCAGCGCGCCGACGCCGGTCCCGGCGGAACTGCTCTGGCCGGTGCCGATCGACCAGGCCGTACGGTCATCGACCCGAATTTCACGGATGGCATCGACCGGCCCGTGACAGAGCGCAAGATGCGCCCCCAACGAATAGCGATACCCGACGGTCTGTGATTTCGAACGGCCACCCATGGCTCAGGTCTCGCTCGCGGAATGCGCAGCGCGTTTCTCAGCCTCCGCGATCACGCGAAATGCCAGGGCATCACCGGTCGCAGCGAGCACGTCGGCCGGAAGTCCGTCTGCCAGGAAAGCCTGCCAGTCGAGGCCATGACGGCGGAACCACGGCCGCGCCCCCTGAAAGCACAGTCGGGACGCGCGCAAGTCCTGCACCGTGACGATCAAGTCTTCGTTCATTTCTTGCCGCCCTTCTTGCGGATCGGATCGACCTTGAGGTCCCCGGCCCAGACGACATTCGGGCCGCGCAGCAGCATGGTGCCGAAAACTACGGGGATTGGACGGCCTTCCTCGGCCGTGGGAAGGTCGAAATCATCGAGCCCTGCCGCCTTCGGGGCTTCGAGTTTTGGCTTGGGTGACAGCGCGTAAGAGATCGCCGTCAGCACCAGGCTGGCGACGATCTGGACGACGAAGTTCCAGACCATGATGGGTTCTCAGATGTAGGTCAGACGATGCTGGTGCCGCCGAACGGATTGCGGCCCGGAATGTCTGGAAAGCCACCGAAGTTCAGAAGATTGCCGAACTTGGCCTTGCAGGTGTCACGCCGCAGATCACAGCCGGGCGCGATCTCGACGAGCGCCAGGGCTTCAGGATCGTCGATGGCCGCCTCCAGATCGGGCATACGGCCAGAGAGCGTCAGTGCGTCCCCGACATGCCCGGAGATGAACCCCAAAATGCCCGCATGGCGCAGCACACCACCCCGGAACCAGCCGTTTGGCAGCAATGCGGCCTCGGAGACGGTGATCGTCAGGCCTTGATGCGCACTGGCCGTGCCGCCGACGAAAAACGTTTCGATGTCGAGCCGGCATCCCCGGGAATAGAGCGCGTGGCGGCAAAGGCGCTGGTATTTCGCGCGTACGCCTTCGCGACGCATGGATGTGAAGAGGGCTTCACAGCGTAGAGTGATGCGCCGACCTTCGACCCGGGCCGAGACCACTCGACCCTTCCAATGCGCAACCACCTCCGTCGGCACCTGTTCGTGCCCACGAAAGATGGTGAGTGTCGTGATCGCCCGACCGCGGGGTCCGAGATAACGTCGGGCGAAGGGATCGGAGAGCGGGAACGTGACGCTGAGATCGACCCGTCGAGGGTCGCTGCTCTGAACGACAGACCCATGGCTGACGGGCGAAGGGTTCCAGATCAGATCCTCAGTCTCATCAGCAATCGCCCCCGCGGGCGAGGTCCAGGCCGTAGCTCGGCTGGTGAACCGCCAGATCTGATCGCTTTCGGAAAAGAGATACAGGAAATATGGCCGCCCTTCGGCGGTGGAGGTTTCAGCAAGATCATAGGTCATCCGGGTATCTCGATCAGGCTGGCCGCAAACTCGGAGCGGTTGCCAAAATGCTCCAGTTCGATCCGGTCGGTATCGAGCCGCACCTTGGTGAGCAGATGAACGGGCGTGGTGGCCGGAATGCTCTTGCCCGGCGCGGCAATGGCGAGCCGGATCCCGAGCGCGTCGTAGGCGGCGTCGGTGATCTCGCGGAACACCGGGCCAGAGGCGATCTCGAACATCACGTGCCGTCCGATCCAGACACCGGGATCGGCGGTGCCCGCGATGACCAGGGAGGTGGCCGAGGACGTGACCGGCGCCTGTAGGACCAGTTCCCGGCCCCAGGTCGGAAGCCAGAATGCGCGTTGGCGGCCGCGCAAGGCATGCAGCCAGCGGCGGCGCGCCCAGCGGGCCGTGCCTCGGTCAACAAGGGTGATCGTCGATCGACGCTGGACATGAGTCAGCACCGGTTCGATCACGATGGGACCGAAGCCGTTGTCGATGTACTCGACAGATTGCGCGATGCTTTCGGCCAATGGCTGGCGGAGCACGGCCGGATCGGTCAGCACGTGGAGTCCGAGATGGGTTGGATAACTGCTGACCGGTATTGCCAGTGCGTCCTGCAGCGTGAAACGCGCCGTAACGGTTCCGAGTCCCTGACGCCGCCGGTCAATCTCGACGGGCCGCGTCAGGATCCCGATGCCAACCGGGGCCACAATCGGATGAGCGAGGCTGACACCTGCAGGCTCGCCCAACTCCAGCCGGTCCGGCAGGACCGCACTGAACTCGACATAATTTGCCTCCCCTCCATCAGCGGCGATGACCGCCTGTCCAGGTGCCTCAAAGGTTCCCTCGCTGGTATCTACGAACACAGTCAGGTCGGCGACATCGATCGGTGCCGTCGCTGGACGCGCCAAATGCCAGAGCGGCAGGATCCACTCGTCGAGCGCCCACGCCCGGGCGAGCTCGGCGGCACGCGCGAGACCGGTCCCATCAAGTAAATGCGTATAGGTCAGGATCGACCGCGGGTCCGTCCGCAGCGCGATCCTTTGCTCGGCTGCTTCCGTGATCAGTGTGTCGGTATTCCACTCCAGCACTTCAGAGACCGGTTGGCGTACAGGGAAAGGCCAGAGGTCAGGCATCGAGGCCTCCTCGATTGCGCCGGATCACATTGACGATCAGTCGTTCGCCCGCAGGCGTCGCCAGATAATCGCCGACAATCGAAGGGTCCAGAACGTTGACAATGCGGGTTGCGGACTGAGCGCCTTGAGCCTCCCCACTCGCCTCGACGCCAAGTCGACCGCCTCGGCCTCGTCGCAGCGGCAGGATAGCCTCCGGGCCCGCTTCGCCCATTAGCCCGATCCCGCGCGCAAAGGGAAACACCGTCGGGCGTGAGACCACACCACCGCTGGCAAAGGCTGTGATCTCGCCCGCCTGCCCAAAGGCACCGCCGCGTGCGAAAGTGCCGCCAATCCCGAACAGACCGCCGAGGGCTCTGGTCAGCCAGCCAAAAAGGCCGTCACCCCCGCCGCTTCCCGCGCCCGAAAAGGCACGAAACAGCGCGTCCTCGATCGGTTTGAAGGCGTTATCAATCAAACGGTTGGCCAGGTTCTGCGCGATCCCCGATATTGCGCTCGCGAAGGTTTGCCAGCTCAGTTCACCCGACTTCAGAGCCTCCTTGATCGGCCCAGTGATATCGTCGGCAAGCCCTCGCGCGATTTCCTGTGTGCGCTCCACGGCAGCCCGCGCCGCATCCCAGGATTGACGCGCAACATCGGCGGCGCTCTGGAGCGCCCCACCGGCACGACCGGCCGCAGCCGCTGTTTCATCAAGCGCAGCTGCCGGACCACCGGTTTCATCTTCGGCCAAGGCTGCATCGAAGCGATCCGCAGCTACCGTGGCTCCGTCCAGGGAGGTCTCTGCCTCGGTGCCCGCCGCTCGCATCGCCGTGCGCAAGGCCTCGAGAGCTTCAAGCGGCTGCAGGGCCCCGTCAGCGAGAGTGGCCGCGGTTTGCCTCCAGGCCTCGGCTGAGGCGGCAGCATCGGTAGCTGCGCCGGCAAGTCCCAGATCCGGTACGGCCAGCAGGTTGTCGGTGAACGCACCGGCAAAGGCATCTTGCGCGGCATTGGCCGCCTGGGTTGCGGCACCCGCAAAGCGGTTCTCAAGCTGTCCCAGATCGAGATCGGCGATCAGGCCGATCCGCCGCTCCACGCCAAGCGCTTCAAGCCCGGCATTCACGCCCCCGATGAAGCCATTTATCCGCGAGACGACGCCGTTCAGCATCGCCTCGACGCCCTCGATCAGGCTATTCGCCGCCTGAAACGCAAGATCGCCAATGGCGGCAGGCAAAAGCCCCCAGACAGCCTTGATCGCCTCGAATGCCCCCTCAAAACTGTTCACGGCGGCATTGGCAAAACCGACAACGCCCTCGAGCGCGCCCTGCATCGCGGTCGCCGAAGCTGCTTGAACGTCGGCGAAAGCCGCCATCGCAGAGGCGGCAAAGCTGCCAGCCCCCATTTTGATCCGCTCCCAGACCTCGCTCACGAGGTTGCCGAGCAGCGCCATAGCGTTGCCGAAGCCACCGGCTCCGGCGACAAGCTGGCCGAATTGGTAGATCAGTTCACCTGCGCCAACGATCAGCGCCCCGATCCCGGTGCGGATCAATGCGCCACGCATCACGACAAGCGCGGTTGCAAGCCCGCGGACGGAAATCGCCGCAGCTGCCATTCCGGCCACCCAGCGCCCCGCCAGGAGGGCCGCGAACGTACCGGCGTAGGTGGTCAAACGGCCGATGTTGTCGAAGAGCCCTCTGATGGCCATGCCCAGCGGCCCGGTTCGACTGGCGACGGCCGCCATGGCATTCGCGACAGCTTCGAGCGCGGGGGCTGCGGCAACTGCCAACTGGTTCGATAGCCCGCGCCAGACGAGGCCAAGCCGAGAGATCGCGTCATTGGTGCGTTCGATCTGGTCGGCATCCTGTTCCGAGACGACGACACCGAACGCAAGGACGTCTTCGGTCGCTTGGCGCAAGGTCGCCGTGTCGATCCGCGACATCGCGATGGAGCCTTCTTCGCCGAAGAGCTGACCGGCGACGGCCGCACGTTCGGCAACCGGTACAAACTCTTCGATGGCGGCGTTGATGGCGCCGACGCGCTGATCCAAAGGCAAGGCAATAAGGTCGGTTGCCGATAGTCTCAGCCGCTCCAGTGCGTCAGCAGCGGGGCCACTCCCGGCCGCCGCCTGGCTGAGACGACGCGTCAGGTCCTTCGTTGCCTGCTCGATGCCGGACATCGACACACCGGCCAATTCACCCGCACGCTCGAGCGTCTGGATCGAAGCGACCGTGGTGCCGAGGGACTGGGCGAGCTTGGCCTGCGCGTCGACCGTCTGCAGCCCGGAGCGCACCATGGCCACGCCAGCAGCCGCAGCGGCAGCGACCGCAGCAGCCGCAGCGATCCGAACGCGCCGCGAGAAAGCCGCAAGACGGGTGTTCGCCGCGTCCATCTCCCGGCTGAGCCGCCCGAAGCCACGCGCCCCGGCTTCGCCGACACCTTCCAGCTCGGCGCGCACCTGCCGCCCGCCAACCGCGGCAAGGCGGACAGAAACGCGCTTCTCAGCCATTGGCTTGATCCATCTGTTCGTTGAGTTTGGTGACCATCACCGCCTCGATGACGGGCAACAGCTCGGCCATGACCGGCGGCGGGATGCCGAGGGCATCACCCAGTGCCAGAGCAGCCGACATGTCCCATCCGACGACGGCGCCGGGCAGCACGCGCAGCTGCCCGCCGAGGCTGCCGACGAGATCCCAGACCAGCCAGCCCTCATGGGTGAGCGGCCGGTTCAGTCGCGCCGGGCAGTTTTCGCATGCTTTCGCACAGGCTTCGCAGTAGCGCTCGCCCCCGCCGAAGGACCATTCGGCAAGGGCGCCAAGGCGTTTTTTTCCTGTTCCAGCAGCAGGCCCTTGGACACATAGGTCAGCTGAAACGCCTCGAAGATTGGCCAGACGTCTAGGAGCGCATCGATGGCCTCGGGGCTCGAGTCTATGGGGTTGCCGTCTGTGTCTCCTACACCCTCCCAGGCGAGCACCGCCCGACGCGCCAGCGCCTTGGCGAATGCAACCGCACGTTCCTCGTCGGAAGCCTCCTCCGGAACTGCCTCGACGGCGGGATCGCTGCGCGTCGCCACCATCAGGGCGGTGGTCAGCGGGCGCAGCTGCACCCGGACGCCGGGCGCGAGATCATGCCAGCGCGGTTCATTTGTCAGGTCGAGCGTCAGCATCGTCAGTACACCTCGATGTCGTTGATCAGGGTCGCGGTGCACATCCGGCCGACCAGACTGTCGCGCGCGGCCTGCCAATCAAATGTCGCCTGCACGCCCTGAGGACCGGAAATCTCGATGCGCGGGCGCGGCAGGTAGACAGCGTGCACGGTGAAGGTGAAGCTCTCGCCAGAGGGCAGCACATAGGCGAACTCCAACTCGCAGGGATCGCCGTTGATCGCCTGTGTCACCAGCGTCTGGTCGGCGAAGCGCACTTCGATTGAGCCGGTCAGCGCGGCGATAGAGGGGTCCGCGCCGTCGATCCGACCATCCGAGCGGATTGTTTCGATGCGGTCGAGGTTGTTGGCATAGGTGATGTCGGCCGAGACCACGTTCCCGAGCGGGGTGCCGTTGCGGGTGATCGCGCCATTGAAATGGCCAAATCGTTGCAATTCGAGAGCGGCTGGCGTTCCAGCACTCGTCGTCGTGCCCACGGTCTCGCCCTGCGCCACCAGGCGGGCCGTTGCGGTCAGCAACCCCGAGCGCTGCATTTGCCAGTTGATCTGGTCGAGCACGCAGCCGGAATACATCGCATAGCGCGGCACCTCCGGCATGCCGGTCTCGATGGACAGGCTTGGCAGCGTCCATGCGCCAGACTGGAACTCATGAGTCCAGGGGCCGGTACCCGTAGTGGTCGGATCACCAAAGGCCGCCTTCAGCCAGAACCCAAAGGCCTCGGCATCAAGCGGCACCACGACGTCGCCATCGGCGGTAACCGCGTCCTTGATCGGCGCCAGCGGATCGCGGCCATAACCAAGCAGTTCCGAATTGAGCAGCGGCTGTTCCGCCCCCAGCGAGGTACTCGCAAAGGGCATCTTCGTGAAGCCGCCCACGGGGGGCGTTCCATAGGTCGTCTCGAACGCAAGCGCCATTTGCGCCCGCGCCCCTTGGGCTCGTGCCATTGGAAGTTTCTCCTGTAACGAATAGAGTGTTTTCGAGCATCAGGTGACGTTACAAAACCCGGAATTTCTCTGGGTTTCAGTCCACTAGCGCATTTTGAGGAGCCGCCATGTTGGAAACGGTTTTTACCATCATCATCGGGCTGGCAGCTCTCTATGTCGTTCTTTGGATTTACATCCTGTTGCCCGCAGGGATGGCCACGAAACGTGGACGCAGTGCCTTTGGCTGGGTGGTTTTGAGCCTGATTTTTTCGCCAATCCTTGCCTGTCTTTTGCTGCTACTCCTTGGAGACAATCCGAACGCGCAACGAGGTTAACCTTCGCACAGCGTGCTGGAGTTTATCCAAGCGGATCGCTTGTCGCGTAGAACAGCGAAACCCTGATCACGGCAGCCTTCAGGCTCGCGGCGCCCTCGACCGGCAGATCGACTGGGCGTGGTGCTTCGGCCTCGACCCAGTCGCAGAGGCCGCCCAGCGTCCGGTCAGCGGCGAGCGCCGCGCCAACGCTAGCACAGAGATTATCGAACAGTTCATCGCGGTCATCACCCTGGACGACCGCCTCGATCTCCGCGCGGTGCTGGTAGTGGTAGGCAAGCGGCGACAGAGTGACATCGGGATCGCCTGGCTCCCCATCCCGAAGGATCAACAGGCCCTCGGATGGGACGCGCTCGGGCTGCACCTCGCCGCGCAGGGCGCTGGCGGCCAGCGCCGAGAGCCGCGCGTGCAGTGCGGCGAGGATTGTTTCGCGAGGTGTGGGCATTCTCTACTCTGCCGGGGGCTGGTGAGCATCAGCAATCGTCGTGTACTCGTCGGAATTGTAATTCAATCAATCAGTGAGGGGCGTCAAAGTGTTTTACCTTGATCTTTATCCAGCCAATCCGCCTGGCTTTCATGCACTTTCGACATCCGCGGATTGGCTTCCTTGGTTGATCAGGGCAGTCCCGGCCGGCATTCACTTAGATGTCAGGAGAAGGCTGAAGTCTAACCTGAAGCACATCATGGTCGGCCTTGAGATGAAAGCTGGCCTTATCGTTCCGCATGGGGAGCGGGTATCTGGCAGATCAGTGCTTTTCGAGCCCTACTTCCAAATCATGAACTTCGAGTTCAGCGTTGGGGTGTTTTCGGTCTGTGAAGGCCTTGGTTCGGTCCATCACCTGGCCGGAATTGGGGACGACGGCACCACAGGCGCTCGCGTCAACACGAACGACTGGATTGCAGCACTTTGCCGCGAGTTCGACCCAACCGGTGCAGCGCAACTTGATGCAAATGTCCGCCGGGTCAAAGAGGTAAGGGACAAGATGCACCAAGATCGGCTTGGCGCACGGGCTGACATTGATTGGCACGACTTTGACTACAACGAGTCATTTATTCCGTCCCGCGCCGCATTGCAGCCGCTTCTGCGGAGGCACCTTGGTGACGTTCCGGGGCAAACCAATCTACTGCTTACATGATGTCAGCGGGATTGACGCTCGTGCGCCGGACTAGCTTCAACGCGCCTCCACCCAATTTGCCACGATAAGCCCCGGCACGCTGTCCAACGCCCGGTCCGCGTCCCGCGCCAGGTCCAGCCGCTTCGGCAGCTTGACCTGCGGGACCAGCAGGAAGATCGGCGCGGTGACCTGGTTGCGGCCGGTCTTTGAGCGCGACGCTACGGCCTGACCGCGTTTGTTGATCCGCGCACTGTCCGCGACCAGCAGGCTCGGACCTCGGCGGCGGTAGACGAAGCGGAGCCGCAACCCCCGGCGCCGCTCCCATTCGCCCGGGGTGATCCGACGGCCGCGCAGGCCTCGGCCCGCAGCTCCGGTCGGGATCGCGAGGTAGAACCCATCTTTCGAGCGGATCAGCGGACCAGTGTCATGCGCACCGACGATGACCGGGGCTTTGGACCAGACCAGCGCCGCTGCATCAAGGCTTTCGCCTGCGCGCGGGAAGGTCTGGTTGCGGATTGAGTTGGCGAGCCGTCGCCCGAGACCTGCGCCAGTGACCTGCCTGCGCCACGAAGACTTCAACCCGGTCCCGGCCTCGCGCATGGCGGCGGTGACTGCCTTCTCACCCGCCTTCACCTCGGCGGCCATGGCGGCGACGAGATCGGGCGTGATGTCGAGCTTCAGATTCATGCCGGGCGCAGATCCACAGTCCAGACGAGCCGCTCACGGTCGCGGACGGGCTCCCCCTGGATTAGGAACGCGTCCCCGTCGATTTCCAAGCGGTCGCCGGGGCGCGGGTTCGCGACATCGGCCAAACGAAGGTCGATCCGGGTTGTTTCAGACCAGAGCCGCGCGTCGCCAAAGTCGGTGATTGCATCCGCCTGACGGGCCACAACGCGCACCAGCACAGGCGCGCCGCCATCGGAGGTGTAGACCGCTTCCCGACCGATGTTGGGATCTGAGAACAGTGCATCAACGATGGCGGCAAACGCCGTCATCAGAAGCTCGCGTTCAGGCGCACCCGGCCGATGGTGTCACCGGCTCCACCAGCAACAGGTTCAGTGGCAACGCCGATCAACGTGTTCGATGTGGCCACGCTCGTGGTGCGCTTGTTGGTGTCGTCCCAATAGACCTTCGCCCCGACTGTCCAGGCCTGCGAGCCTACCTTGGTGAGGTCGAACACGCCGGTCAGGGCGGTCTCAACGGGATCGTTTAGGGCAGCGTCCCCGGAGGCGACGCCGAAGATGGAGCCAACGAGCAAGCCATCGCCGGATATCACTGCATAGGGCGCAGTCAGGGTGAGAGTATTGCCGGGCTGGACGTAGTTCTTCATGTGCACGTTCCTTTGCAAACGGGAACGGGCGGCCCGTTCGGACCGCCCGTCAGAGGTGTGATGTCAGGGTTGGCGCGGTTTATGCGCCCGGGTTCTTGTAGAGGCCGCGCCAGTCGATGGCCTTGGCACCGAAGTCGAGGCGGCACTTGATCTCGACCCCGTCGACGTCGAAGCCGTTGCGCGTCTCGATATACGCGCCTTGCTG